AGAGCTTCTTCAACATTGCCCCACTCAGTAGCGGCTGTGAAGTAGTCTTGTACTGTACCAGTTGCCTTACCAGCAATGATGTCGCTCTTAGTGCTTGAGCTGATATCACCGCCAGAAGTGCGGATTGAGTTGTAATCGTGCGGACGCTTGAAGTCTACAGTTGAACCGCTTGAAGGGTTGAACTTGCCAGACAGGAGCTGTGTGTCCACAGTCTTAGTGAGTACGCGTGATGCCTCGAACGCGTCGAGGAATACCCGGGCGACTTTCCGGGTGACGTTACTATTGAGATTATTAGCCATTGTTACATTTCCTATTCAAATGTAGCGCCTTGTGGCCCCTTCGGTTTGGGAGCTGACCCTGCCCCTCGTGGGGTATCTAGCGGGTCGGGCGCATTGTTAACTTTAGGTTTAAGCGATGCAGCCTTCTGTTTAACCGTTGTTGCTATCTTTACTGCCGCCAGGGTAGGTGGCATTCTGGATAGCTCATCAAGCTCTGTCAGGTTGGTAGACAGGTACTTAGTGATCAGCGGACCATGCTCGTCAGCCAGTATGTAAGATACCAGCGTGTCGTCCATGCCGAACTGCGCCACCGTGCTTCCTGCTACCTGGAGCTCCTCGGGTTTAATCCCTAACTTCGTAGCTCTGTCTGCGTAGCTCTTGATGCTCGAGTTTAGCTCTTCTTGCTGCTTCATTTGCGCTTGGTACGCTGCCTGGCGTTGGTTATCTTCGATAGCCCTCTGCCTTGCCTGGTACTGCGCTTGCTCAATCAGGGCCCTTTCCCTTTGCTGGATCCGCTGTCTGTACTCCTCGTCAGAAAGTGCAAACGGGTCGGGCAGGTCCGGTACGACGGGTTGTGACTGAGTTGGAACCCTAGCTCGGAGCTCCTGCAATTCCTTCTCGAGTCTGAGCTTTTCTTGCTCAATCGCCCTTTTCTCGGCGACCTTGACTCCTACGGTCTTGTTGAAGATCTCTTGCTGTTCCGGTGTAAACTGGACATGTTTTTCCTGGTCCTCACCAGTATCCGTTGCTGAGTCGGAATCCTCCTCCACCTCTGGGGAAGGGTCTTCAGATAGGATCACCTCCTGCTCGTCGTCAATATCGTAATCGTCTGAAATCAGCTCGCTCATACTAATGTCCCTTTGAAAGGTAAATGCCCTGATAAGGTCAGGTGGCCTATAACCCCGAATTGGGTAAATGCCCGGATAAGCTCCGGTGGGCTTGTGCAGAGTATAGCATATGTTGCATGCCGCACCCTACGGGTCTACAATATCCTTTTACTGGAGAACTGTTATGCCATACAAAGATGTTACATACGAAAACGGATTTACTGAGCGCTTCTATTACGACGAGACCCCTTATGAAGAGGCCTTACGTATGAGTCGCACAAATTCTGTTTCTAAATTCCCCTCAGTGAACTCACGGCCTGGGGCTCATCAGAGTCCTTCAAAGCCAGAGGACTCAGAACCATCGCAACAATAGCCGGGAGCACCGCTCCTGACTTCAATGCGGAGCGCAGGCCTTCGATACCTTTATCAATGAGTATCTGTCTTGCGTTCCGTATATCATCTCTCTGCGGGAATCCTGCCGCATCATCCCTTGCTATGTTTGCTGCTGCCTTGCGTTTGAGCGCTGGCTCTATATTCATCGCAAAAGTCGGGTTCTCATCTAGCTTGTTCAAGAATTGCTCTGTAGCTGCACCAGAGCCCTGCCCAGCCTGCCAGGCTGCTTCGTAGTCCTCATAACCAGCCTGCACCTTAACTCGGTTACCAGGCTTACCTAAAAGTCCCTCTATCTCTTGACCTAATTGGCCCTTGAGCTCTTTACCTAAACTTGTCCCTGTGCGCGATCCACCAACATCAGAGTAAATGTCATTTACAAAATTAATTCCATTGCCGGTATCAACGGCAAAGAATCCATTCTGCTCAGCTATCTGACTTGCGCGTGACATAGTCTCTGGGTCAGGGGAGCCGTCTAGCTCTACGCTAATGCTTGTTCGCTCTCCTGCCTTGGTCTGAGAATCAGGGATTACTTTGTGGTATGCGCCGGCATTTTGTACATCAATGTAGGCCCTGCTTGACTCACCAATATCTAAAAGCCTTGCCTCTGAAGGGATAATTTCTCCAGCGGATTGTTGTACTAGCGGGCGCGCTACCTTACCAGGATTAACCTCGAGAACACCAGTTGATGATGGAGTATAAGCACCAACCATTTGGTTTGTTGGCTGGGTTAGCATTCCACCGCTTGAATAGAGATCATCTATGCCCTGGGCATTAGTCCAGCTTGCTGCATCCTCGAATGCTTGGCGCTCAGCGAATGGCCTACTGAGGATTCCTTCTAGCTGCCCTGTATTGGCACCAGGAGCCTGCTCATAGGTAGCGTTAACAGCATACTTGTCAGCAAAATCTCCGTACTGCTTTGCTGCGTCTGACTCTGTAATATCGCCTGCGCGTATCTTAGCGCCTGACCATGATGCTGCCTGGGTGTTTAGGTTGTCCCAATCCGTTCTGCCGGCCATTTGCATATCGTTTAGCCGGTCCTGGATGACGAGCATATTCTCGTCCATGAATGCGTGTTGCTGCGGGCTAAATCCTGCGTCCCACGGTTTGCCGCCTGGGTGGGTGTATCCGAAAGCTCGCCCCTGCCAAATGTCATTTACCGAGGTAGTTGCTTGTTCAGGGTTCCAGCTTACGCTTAGATTGTCCGCAAAGGGCTGGCGCTTAGGACCGAGTCTTGACCTTTCTCCTGACAGCGCTTCCTCGATTAGCGGGCTTTGATTGCCCGGGAACCTACCAGTGCTTACAGGTAGACCAGCGGCCCTTTGGTTTATTCCTTTTATCGCAAAGCCTAAATTACTATCGACGTTTGTGCCCTGCGAAGTGATACCTATCGTATCAGCAATTCCTTGCCTGTTCTCCGGCAAAGACACTTCGTTGATAAAGTTGCTTGCGTCCCGATACCAATCAGCACCAGCTTGACCTAGTTCTACGTCTTGAATATAACGGTCCTGCATTGCCCTGAGCTTTTCTGGCGTATCAATGCCTGCGGGTCCACCAATATATTGCCCGGTAGTTCCTACTCGATCTCTTGATTTTCCTACACCTTCACGCACCAGGCCAACATTTGGAGCGCCGGAAGACCCTCCAAGCGCTCTTGCTGTTTTTGCTGCTTTAGATGCGGCATCGCCAATGATAGGTATAGCTCCAAGCAGATTGATGCCAGTGCCTAGCATGTCGCCTTGCCTGTAAGACCTACCAGCGTCCTCAAGCGCTAAGACATCACCCACTACTGGTGAGAAGTCTACTGCCGTTTCTATGCCTCCAGCGGCGTTTAAAAGCCCCTGGCGGTATCCACCACCAAGACCACTGGCATCCACAACATCTCTCATAAACTCACTGAGATAAGACCGTATAGACGGGTCCGCTGCCCTCATAGTTTGAACGCGAGGCGCTACTCTAGTCCTATTGGCTAGTGAGTACCTTTTGGCTAGTTCTTGTGCTGCTAATTCACTTGGTGTTGGCAAGGCTCATTAACTCCGCTTCTGTCATGAATGGGATACGAGCCTTGAGGGCCTGCTCTTCCATCATGTCGGACATCTTTTGTTGGTTCTCTAGCTCTTCGCCCATAGTCTTAGCGGCGGTGTGATCAATGGTAGCACCTGCCTGCTGTGCCTTGACCTGAGCCTCCATGCGCTTAGTCTGCGCGTTGAATGCGTCGATCTGGTTGTCAGCCTGGTCCCCAATAGTCTGGGTCTGTAGCTTCTGGGCTTCCAATTGTAGCTTGACCTGCTCGTTCTGGAGCTTCTGCATCTCGATCTGTGAGCGCATCATCTCTGCCTCAGCCTTGAGCTGCTCGGCCTGTGCTAGAACCATTGCGGGATCTGGAGCCTGCTGCTGACCGGCCATAGCCATCTTCTGCTGCTGCTCTGCGAGCTCTTCCTCTGTCATCTGGTTCATAGGAATGATGCCTTGCTGTAGCATCATGGCGCGCTTACGGTTAGACAGTTGCTCAGCCGCCGGGGTAGAGATGTTATCCAGGAGGATGTCACCACCCAATTGGATGATGGAAGGATCGACCTTGGCAATCTCAATGATGGCCTCGATAGTCTCCTGCTGACGGTTGCGGAAGCTTGGACCTGCCCGGCATACTACGTCGTACTTACCCGCTGAGAGGTCATTGACCGTGACGAACTCCTGAGTGTCCTGGTCGAACACCTGAGCGTTGACCTCAGCCATGCTGTACTCGCGGTCCTCCTTCATGATACGGACCGTTCTAGGCGTGTCG